GGAATTTTGTGAAGTTATTGTAACTCCACTAACTCTTTCCCATGCGTCTCCAGCAGCACCTGCCGAACCCGCCGAACCCGCCGCCGAACCAGATGTAGTTGAGTCTGTGCCTGCTTGACCTGCACTTCCAGCAGATCCAGCGGTTCCAAATCCACCACCAGCAGCACCAGCACCTCCGTTTCCACCATTTCCAGCATCTCCAGTTGATCCAGAAGAACCACTTGCTCCAGCATCTGCCGCAGGTTGATTGTTAAATCCTCTACCTAATCCACCAGCACCACCAGCACCACCTGCGTGTCCAGACGTTTGAGTTTGTGATTGTTGTGGAAAAGTTCTAAACCAAAAGTAATGATCAAGATGACCACCTTGATTTGTTATTCTAGGTCCTCTTACTGAAGTGAATTGACCTTGTGTAAATTGAGTTATATTAGGTTGACCTGGAAAGAAAAACAAAAGAGCAGGTAGTCCAAAAGGAGAATCTGGTTTACCACCACCAAGAGTTGAACCAAAAGGATTACCTCTCCATACAGTATCATCTATATGATTAGGAAGAGGAAGAGGACCTATTTGACCAGTAGTTTGTGATTGTTGTTGAAGAGCACCTCCAAGACCACCACCAGAGCCACCACCACCGCCTCCGCCTCCACCAAGGATAGAGCCTGAGTTTTGAACTGTAGCGTCAACGTGAAATTTCATAGCATCGCCACCTGCACCACCTGCACCACCATCACCTCCGTTGGCACTACCTGCTGCACCACCTGCACCACCTGCACCCATGATTGTTCCAGCATTTTGTACAACTATTGTGCCAACTCCTCCAGCATCTACTTCAAACCCATATTCAGAAGTATTGTTTGATCCTAAAGTTATAGCAGAAGGTATAACAACAGTTTTTGGATAGTTCACATCATAATCGTCACCAAACAAATCTGAAGCATTTTGATCTGTCCCACTTGCTCCACTCAAAAAAGCAGTCGAATAAGTAAAGGTAAAACCTTTTCCTTGATCGTAAAAGTCACTTGCAGATAAAGCACCAGATGTCGCTATTGAAGCAGCATCATTAACGGCTTGATTATCTCCAGCTTTTTTAATTATGTTTGATCCACCTCTATACAGATCGCTTAAACTAATTGCACTAGATCCACCAACAAATTCTGTTCTTAATGCCGAGAAAGAAACTGATTGTCCAGAACTTGGTATTGCCACTTATTATGCTCCGTTATTTATTTGTTGTTTAAGTTGTGTTATTTCTTGTTTTAATTCTTTTACTGCCTCTATAAGTACGGCAGTCATTTTAGCGTAATCAACTGATTTTGTTCCCATTTCATCTTCAGCAGTTAATACAACCTCTGGCAATATAGGTTCTACTTGTTGTGCTATTACACCTATTTGTGTTTTAGCGTCTGTTACATCATTTCTTTTGTAAGTCACACCTTGTAGTTGCATAACCTTTTCAAGACCACCAGTAATTGGTTGTATATCTTCTTTTAATCTTTCATCAGAAAAAGCAGTTACATCATTGTTAAATGTAGCGGCTCCAGCATTAGACATATCTATTGTTAATGCAGTAATTTCACTTGTTGAATCTTGACCTTTAATAATAAAATCTTTGTCATCTACATCTGTTGCTATAACAAAGTCACTAGATGAATTTATAAATTTAGCAATGGTTGTGCCACCATCTTTAAATATTAGATCTGCACCATCTGCATCAAAAACAATGTCTCCAGCAGAGTCAAAGGTCATGTCACCAGAATTAGTTTTAACTGTGCTAACATTTACAGATCCACCAGATAAGTCTAAATCTACAAAAGCATCAACAACGGCTGCACCAGAACCACCACCATCAAGATAAACAACTTTTGTATCTCCATTACCAATAGTAATAGTTGCACCAGAACCTTGTTTAATGACTATGTTCTGAGATCCAGTTGTTGCATTTTCAATAATGTGAACTCTTTTCATTGTATTTGGAGCTAAAGTCAAAGTTCTTTCCGCACTTAATGTAGTTGAAGTGACTTTAATAAACATTGCCCTAGCACTGTCTGATGATCCATCTGCAACTGTCTCTGTTACGTTTGCATCAGAAGCTATATTAATAGTCCCAAAACCTAATCCTTCACCTATTAATTCTAAATTGGTGTTGGTAGATGTACCCCAAGTTCCAGATTCATCACCTGTTGCTATTTCTTTTAGTCTTAAATTATTAACATATGTTGCCATAACAATTTCCTTTTATTAAGCCGCCTCATAATTAGCGTTCTGTGACGGAGTTACCTCAGTATAACTCACAGTAACATTATTTTCAATAAGTCCGTATAAATTTACTTTTGCCGCTGTTCCTGTTACTTCGATGCCAGTCGGCACAAAAGATGAAGTGCCCGTAACAGTTACACTGCCTAAAGATAATACTCCAACAAATCCAGTTACACTAACTTGAACAGACGCAAGTATTACAGATGTTCCTAAAGCACTTGTTCCTGCTGATCCCGTCACAGAAAAAGAAGCTGTGCCTGTTATGGTCAAACTAGAAACACTGCCAGTTGCAGCAACTCCTGTTACAGATACATTTGCTCCGCCACTTACAGCCTCATCACCTAAATTGACAGTTCCAGTAAGAGCATCTTCAACAACTTTTGCTCCTCCAGCTCCAAGAGCATCACCAATAGCACCAGTGCTTGACGCACCAGTTGGTACGACTTCTATTGATGGAAGAGCCGTTGCACTACCAACAGAACCAGTTGCGGACAGTCCAGTTTCCACAACTAAAGATCCAGCTGCTGTTCCCTCTTCTCCTAATGCAGTAGTTCCAACTACACCTGTAACAGAAAAAGAACACGTTCCAGATATAGAGGTGTTACCTACTGCACCAGTTCCAGCAGAGCCAGTAACAGAAAAATTAGATGATCCAACTAAACTTACACTGCCCAATGAACCTGTTGCACTCAGTCCAGTTTCAATTACCAATGAACCTGCTGTAGTGCCTTCATCTCCGAGAGCAGAAGTACCAGCAACGCCAGTTACTGAAAAAGATGCCGTGCCAGTTTCAACTGTATTGCCAAGAGCAGATGTTCCAGCAACACCAGTTGGCGATACTATTGTTTGACCTGCTGCTTCTTCATCTCCAAGAGCAGTAGTTCCAGCAACACCAGTTACACTGACTGCTACAGTTTGTGTTGCAGATACAGTCTCACTGCCCAAAGAGGTAGTTCCAACAACTCCAGTTTCTACAACAGTAGCTCCACCCGTGACAGTTGAGTTTGTTTGTGTAGCGATAAATTCATTTTTATACATCCGTAGATCACTACGAATTGTTCCAGTGAAAGCTGCTGCGGATTGAACTTGTGTAGATCCATCGTCACTCGTGCCTCCAGCTACTGGATCACCGACACCAATACCAAAGCCACCATTTGCACCACCAGCAAAAGCACTTAAAGAACTGCCATCAGATGTTGTTCCCTCTGCAACAAGTGTTCCGTCTATGTATATTTGAACTTTACCAGCACTCATATCTACTGCCCATACAAGTGTATGAGTATTGCCGTCAAAAAATCCAGATAAAGAAGATATGGCTACTTCTGCAATAGCAAGGTTACTGTTAGCAGTATTATTACCTACTGTTCCATCACCAGCTCTAAATCTTAAAAAGTAAGCACCACTTTGTTCTGATATACCAAGCCAAGCTCCATTTCCAGTGCCTCCACACTCCCAAATACAAGAGGCTTTGGTAAAAGAAGAAGGCAGATCCATTTCTGCGGCAAGAACAATATCTTGTGTTCTTTCAGTGTTTGTGATGTCTTCAAGGTCTGAGCCATTACTGATTGTTTGCCCATCTTGGACTAAACCATCTACAGTCAAGCCAAATTCTGGACTGAAAGGTGTAGCCATGATGCTATTTCTAAAGAAAACTGAAGCTACAGTTTGTGCAACTACAGTTTCACTGCCTAGTGCCGTAGTACCAGAAACGCCAGTAACTTCAACGGCTAGAGGAGCATTCCATGCTCCTTCACCCCATGTGCCTCGACCCCAACCAGTAATGTTCGCCATTAGTTAGCCTTTTATTAGGCTATTCTAATAATAGCGTTTGATGCGTCTGCTGTTGGAAATTGTATTGTAAATGTGCCTGCTGTTGATGTTTTATTAGATGTAAAATCTAAAACAGCAACTGCTTTATTACTATCAGAACTATTATAGATTAAAGCTCCCATTGCAGTAATTGTTGCAGTAGTGAAGCTACGATCAGCAAAATCTGTAAATGCAGTTGTCCCAGAAGTAGTTGGATCTACTCTTGTTAGAGCTAAACCACCTGTTACATAAGTTCCACTTGAAGCAACTTCACCAGTTGTAACGAGTGCAGTTGTTGTTGCTCCTAATGTTGCAGTTGATGATGATTTTCCACCACTTCCCTCTGCGTATAAAGCTAGTTTGAAAGTGTCTCCACCTGAGTTTTTAAAATTGTGTACGCCTTCTAACAACTCTTTTTTGAAGGAAGTACACATTGCTTGTGTTATAGCCATATTAGAGTCTCCTTATATATTCAGCCATTTCCTTGTGACCACTTGATCGCAAGGCTTGGATAATAGTACCACGTTCCTCTTTTCTTGCCAAGAGAAGATAATGATGAATTATTCCCTTTAATTGTTCTTTAAATAATTTAGCTTGTTGTTTTAAATGTGGAGGTGCGTCTTCTGATACACTTGCAATTTTTTCTACAGCTAAATCTGCTATTTGTTCATTACTTAAACCACCTTGTTCTGAAGTTTTTACAACTACACTTCCTAATTGTGATACATTGACGTTAAACATCTTTTTTTTCCTCGTAAGTTACTCCTGGTATATCTTCTCTTCCAATAATATTTGGTGTTGCATCTAATGGCTCTGGTGGTTCTAATTTTGATTTTCTTGTAACTAATAATTCTCCATTATCTACTGACGAAACAATAGGATCATCAAGTCTGTGATAACCATATAACTTTTGATCATCTGGTACATTCATATCTAATAAAGATGAGTTATGTGCAATATGTACTTTTATCCCTTTTGTTATAGCTATCGCTAACCAAAATTCACAACAAGCTCTACCAGCCTCTGCAAAATTAACTGCCTTATGAGTAAAATCAATCCCATATAAATGTAGATCTGAAACCTCTTGTGCTATAGCATAAGCAAAAGCATACGCCACAGTGTTATTTAAATAAGCATAACCTGTCTTTTGTAAAACCTCTTGTAACGGAAACTCAACAACATCTGGACATCTTTTATCTAAAGTGCAACTAAAAATAGGCACATTTATTTTTTGTTTCAATCTTTCTGCCATAATATTGGTCTGCTTACCAGCATTTGGTGTATCAAGAAATCTTGAGGGTGGATCCATCATAAAACATTTATCGTGATAAATAACTCCAGACATGGAGTTTATTGCCCAAACCTCATCAAACTTTTCGCTTCTTATTTTAGCTAAAATGTATTCTGAAAAACTGTTGCCTAAACCAACAATTGCTATGCTTTTATTTTTCATCAAGTCTTCGCTTGTCTTACTTGTCCATCTCTGTAAATGTCTGAATAATTTCTGCCTTCTGCAAAAGTCTTCAAACGACTAATTGCCTCAGCATACCGCGAATTATATAGTTGAATCAAGTCATTTTCACCTTTCATAAAAGTGTAAGCTTCTATAAGACAAGCATATAAAAGAGCATCTGGTGCATTTGTACTGATCCATGTTGTTCCAGAATCATCGGTTGTTAATGAAGCTGGTCTGTAATAATAGTGTATCTCAACAGAATAATTACTGTCTGGTGTTGGTGCAACAATAAAATTGTTTACATCAAATTGTGCATAATAGATTGGAGAGCCAGTTGTGGCTGGGTTAGCTGTGTACTCTTGAATAAAATTAACATCTTTATGTAATAAAAAAATATTTTCACTGTTTTTTACATAAGATAAAGAGTTAGATGCTAAAAAATCAGATGGTTTTTGCAAAAATTTATTGCCACTTGTCATAACTCCAGTGGCATTTTTTATAAAATAATCTAAATCTACAGACTTAAATATTCTCTCTTCTGCATTTTTTATAATAAAATCTAACTCTGCTACAAAAGTTGATTCATCGTTTTCTGTCCAATCTTGTATAGATTGTTTTAATGTAGTTAATGTAAAACTCATGATGTACTCACCGTCACTTCTCCAAGGCTAGATGTAACCTCAAAGCTTGTTAATTTTTTACCTATTATACCATCTCCAGCATTTGTGTACACCACAAAAGCAGTTAAGTCAGTGTCTTGATTTGGTCTTGGT